AATCAATATTCTTATGGTATGAATGCTATGTATGATTATCTTACGGATTTCGATTATGGTAAAAAGGTTCAATTCCTGGATGGCGACATCGAGGAATGGGACTACAGAATGGTGTTGGCTTTCCAAAAACGGGCTTACGAATTCATTCATACTTTGACTAAAGATAGATTAGATATTAGTTATAAGGAGTTTAAGTTTATGCATGATCATGAGACGAAGAGTGACTTGCAAGTAGGGGACTTTAGATTTAGGTGTATTTGTAATATGGCTTCTGGTTGTTTCTGGACTACCTTTATTAATTGTTTTGTCAATGAGGGATATGTGCGTTATTTGTTTAGTCTAGATTTTCCTAATCTTAATTTTGAGGATAATGTGAGAATGAAGGCTTTGGGCGATGATCACTTGATTGCAATTTCTGACCGGGTTCGGTGGACCCCAAAAGGGATCGCCGAACGGTTCCGTAAAGAACTAGGACAGAAGTACACATCAAGTATCAAGGGAGCTGTTTTGGAAGACAAAGCAAAGCCCTATAAGGACACGACGTTTCTGGGGGCCCATCCGGTGAAAATCGATGGTCTCTGGTGCGGCGCTATGAAAAAAGACACGATTTATCAGGCTCTACAATGGACAAAGAAAGGCTACGAAACTGATCAAACGACAATGATATCTATGATGGAATATGCTAGTGTTTGGGGAAAAGACTTCTACAAGAAACTATTGTCTGAGGTTAATGAGGCTCTTGCCGATGAGGGAATGCCCCTTATAGAAGAGAGAAATCCTGATTCACTTAAGACTATAGTTGCGAACAGAGTAGACGACGATCATTTCTATGGATTCATCGCTGAAGGAGATGAATACGACAGAATGGTTTCGGAAGGACCTGGTGAACCTGGCATTGTGACAGCTACGGCGACAGCTCTGGAAACTAGCAAGCCTCTTGGGATATCCTTTGGGGCTCTAGCAGAAAGAGCAGTTAATGCAGCTCCATCTGAAATGGGTTACGGCTTGGAAAGTGAGATGTACAGGGGAGATATTGTGTGGAAGACTTCTGATTTGCAGGGGGACACGATTTCCAACTTGATTTTGCCACAGGACGTTCTAGGTCTGGGAAATCCGGACAACGCGCAGAATATGGCTTTTCAGAGGTTCATTTATATGACTAGTGACTTGGATTTGATATTCGAGATAACTGGACAACCTTCCCTCCAAGGAAAGTTGATTATTTATGAACTACCTCTCGGTGCAAACCAGAATGGCTCTTTAACCGGTGATTATCTTCCTCTAGGGTGTGTGATGCAGTTGAACCATGTGTGTTTGTTTCCGAACAGGAGCTCGACTCATGTGTTGAGCATGAAGTTTAAATCGTTTAGATCAGCGATGAATACTTTCACATTTGGACAACGGTTCACGGACTATATGGGGAGCATGCAGGCGAGAGTTTTATCGAGACTGGTGAATGGGCCCAACGATGTGGAAGCGCAGACAACCGTCACCATGAGATCGAGGTTTGGTAACGCGAGGTTTACGATTCCGAGGCCTTTACCTGAGGAAGGATCCGGTAGAGTGGACGTGGTGTCAGGGCGGAAGTTTGAGAAATTCCGCACTGTCATGATGAGGCCAAGGGTGAATGTGAGAACGATAAACGAGGAGTTGCAGAACGAGAGGATGGTTTCAGAAGGAGCTCAGGTTTCGACGGTTACGAATAACAACAGCGTGACTATCTCGGATGTTGCAGGAAATGTACCATACCAAGGAGGTTTCTCGCCAAAGAACAAGAACGAGCAGTCGCTAGCGCAGGATCTAGAGATGCCTGTTCCAATGCACAATCCGCCTCTTTCTGGAAGCAGTGTGCCAATGTTTGCGCAGGTACCGTCAATGGCTAAGAGTCATGGGCTAGCGCCTGTGCACTCAATGCAACTGCATCCGCAGGAGATGTTTAGAGAAGCGATGATGCAGATGGCTCCTGAGGAACTGAACATTGAGAAATTGATGTCGAGAAAATTTGCTTGGGACTTTCATAACTGGACCACAAGTCAACTGCCCGGAACCGTTATTACGAGCCGACCTCTGAACTCGCTTTTAAATGATAAATTTCCTGGAACGTATACAAACAACTTGAACTTTCAATTGGCCTTGTTGAACTCTTTCACTTTCTGGAGGAGTGATATTCGTGTTACAGTGGAAGCTGTTAGGACAAGATTTCATGGTGGAAAGCTGATGTTCACAGTCGCTTATGGTTCACCTCAGACTAATGCATTAGACAGGAATGTTTACATTTCTCGTGTGATGGACTTTTCTGAGGAGAATTACGAGAATGTTGTGGATATTCCGTGGACTGCAGGGACTGAATTTTTGCGTACGAAGGACTTTCTGGGAAACGGCAATGTCAACCACCCTATACAGGACTATTCATTGGGATCAATCCAGGTCACAGTGCTAAACCAGTTGCAGGCTAACGACACAGTTAATGATACAGTTGAGGTTATTTTGTATTTCGAGTTTTTGAATACCAGACTCGCGGTACCAAAGGCTTTGACTTTCAGGTCTTACAACATATTGCCGCATTCCAGCTCTGAGATCGAGACCGAGGATGAGAAGATGGTGTCCGAAGGTCCCGGTGATGCGATCACTATTCAAGGAGAAGGAACTGAGGATGTTGAGGCAGTGGCTATTCCGGTTACAGCTGAGGAAGTTCATGTGCAGCCAGAGCGACAATCTGCTCTCACGATCGGACGTAAGTTTGAACACTGTCCCGGTAATCTGGTTGAGCTTTTGAGGAGACATTATGATGTAACTCATATGGGATCAAATATCTTCCAGTTGATGGCTATTACAATGGATACGAAGGCAATGCAAGGGAGGACTCTGGTGTCATCATTCAATGTCACTCAGGTCCCCAGGAATTTGTATGTCGTCGGATTTATGGTAAGACCCCGTCATCCGCTGGTCCAGGCTTTTTCAGCTTGGTCTGGCCATATGAAGTACAGGATTGTGGTCAAGTCGCGGTCGGGCCGAGCTTTTGGCATACCGAAGGTTCAGTTCGCGCAGACTCCGCCTTACAGTTCTAGACAGTACACTGGTGTCGATCTGGGTTCGTATTGGGCTAAGTCAAATGAGTTGTTTCCAGGAGGGCCGTCGCCAGCTGTAGAGTATATGGGAGACGTGGGCGGCTCAAAGATTATGGATGTCCAAGTACCCTTCGCAACACACTATAACATGTTACCAGTGGTGAGAGACGATGGTAGATCGTGTGACCCTATTTCAGGGATACCGGGTGCTGTCGGATTTATTACTGTGGCATTGGATATGGTGGAAGGTGATACTGACGTGGGGGTGGACTATAACATCGACGTTTATGAGGCAGTTGGGGATGACTTTGGACTAGCTCATCATGTTTCCGGAATTTTTGGAATGCAAGAAATGGGAAGTACAGACAGTTCCATTGTGAACGGGCTGTACCTCAGTGCTGTGTGAGCAGCGAAGAAAGAGTGAGTACTCACTCAATAAGTGTGGACTGAGAAGTGTCAGATAATTAGTACATGGTTCAGCGTTTAGACGCGTGGATCCTAGTGGTTAAGGGATTTCTTTTCGCATTATTGGGGCTCTATAAATTG